ATGAAAACAGTATTGTATGTTCCACTGGATGATCGTCCAGCGAATCTGGATGACGTCGTTGTACAAGGAAAAGCAGCCGGTATCCATATCATTACACCGCACCTGGGTGACATTCAAAATCGTCTGGATTCCGAGAAAACGGTAGAAGGCACTACATTGCTTGGAACGTCTACGCCTACGTATGGGAAACCGTCCAACATTCATGATTTTATTTTAAAAAATGCAGCTAAAGTGGATGGATTCATCATCTCATCGGATATACTGGCTTATGGTGGTCTGATCGGCAGTCGTCAGCTTCGTGAAGATGGAGGTGGCACATATCCTGATTATGATCAGGACACCACACGTTTGCTTGATGTGATCAAAGCGATTAAAGGGAAATATCCACGCAAACCGGTGTTTGTGATGGATACCATTATGCGACTGGCTACCACCTCTTTTGCAGATGGTCTCGCATTGGACGCGTACAACGAGTCACGTGCACTAATGCAGCAGCCGCGCCAGTCCTTTACGGCATTCGAGGATATTGTGAACGGGTACAACCTTTCTCCAGAGTCTACGGAATATGGGGACACGACGTATTTTAATAAAGAACAGTACTACAACACCAGACAACATAAATTCAAAACGAATCTGTACATTCTGGATAAGCTTGCTCGCAAAGGATATATTGACTTCCTCGCCGTAGGCGTTGACGATGCGAATACGCAAGGCGTTCAGATTAATGAGATCAATTATGTGGAAGCACGAATCAATGAATGGCTCGGTGGGACAGATGGACAAAATCCCGAACGGGCAATTATCCTTCCAGATGCGGATGGCCTGGGTCACGCTCTGGTGGCACGTATGGCTAACCAACTGCTTCGTGGTGGGAAGAAGACGCGTTATGCAGTAAAATATTTTGGCCCGCATGGTTCCACGATTATCAATGCCTACGAATATATGAATGTGCACGAGAATGTGGTGCGTCATGTGGATATTGTTGGGGGTGTGGTTGTAGCGGATTCCACTTATCCAGAGCCTGATGTGGCAACGGATACAACTTCCGATATGGAAAATGGAAATGAATTAACGAATGCTGCATCTGCCCTTGAAGCTTCTTCGTTTGATATGGCGTCTGAGTTGGATCGCATGACGAACCGTCATCCAGGCAAACCGGGTAAAAAACCGGTGGACATTGAGATTGTTGCCATTACGGCGCTGGATCAGGTGCAGGCGGCAGTGGCGCAATTGACGAGTAATAGTGAGAAGGGGCTTCCTTCGGTCCTGATTGATTTTGTAGGAAAAGGTCCAGCCAACGTCGATGTAGCCGAAGCACTCCTGAACAGTCCGTATACGGGGCGGGTGCTGGGTTACAGTGCATGGAATACGCCGGGGAACAAAATCGGTATGGCTGTGGGTATGGGACAATCCCGTTATGCTCTGATCACAACAGAAACACATACCCATGCGTTGCGAGATGCCATGAATGCACAGGGGTCATTGTTGTTCAAACGTTTCCTGAAAGATTACTACTATAAAGCAGTAGCAATTGCAGATATCCGCACGTATTCCAGAGCGCATGCGCTCTATACCAATGTGGCAACTCTAGCGGATCAGAATATGGTGTTGTTTAACTCAGAAGAAGATTATGCTCATTTGCAAACCTTACTCAGAGATCTGATGCAGACCCACACCACGGCACTGGCGAACAAAACCGCTTTTGCCCAAGGGAATGTAGCGATAAAGCAAATCTGTAATGGGGAAGCAACTTATGCGGAGTATTGCAGTGCACTGCTGGAATATACGAATCCCGATTTCATCTGGGGACGTGCGTTTGAGATCACGTTGAATCCGAAAGTTGCGCTGAAATAAGGTGCTTTGGTATGAGACACTGAGTCGTCTTTTTTCCACCCCAGATGCACCCTTAATCACACCGAAGTCGTACGAATGACCATCCGCGCTAGGAATGAAAGGGTGTAAGATTGTATTATCGGATCAATAGCAAAGGACACACACCGAAAGCACATACGCTAATGTACAGACCGGCCACACGGGGCCGGTCTTTTTGTTGCGGTGAATGGTGTCCAGCTTTGGCGCCGGTAGATACGCAGAGGCTGAGTTAAAGGGGGAATTCGCTGCTGCAACATTGTCGCTGCACAATGCAGGCAGATCTCAAAATTGCAGCTGAAGGGGGCGAAATGAATGTGTCTATGCGTAGTGGGGTAAACAACACGGCCAGCACAGGGCAAGTGAGCAACGTCATCAGGCGAATCCTGAAGCAGAAGCTGGAGGCTCTTGTCCCGGCATGGAATGGCCGAGTACAGGATATTGCTGCACCGGGAGAGGTGTTAGCCGGACCCTGTGCCGTGATTGCTTTTGCAGAAGAAGTGCCAAAGTCTGCTTGGGCGGGGTATAGGAGGATCATCAAAATCTCTCCATATGCACGCGCCGAAGATGGAGGTGCTGAACAAGTAGAAGCATGGTCAGCAGCGCTGATGGAAGGACTACACCAGGTCAGGCTGAAGGATGGAGAGGGCGGGGCATTTACCTGTATCTATCTAGGATCTTCGGATGGTGATCGTGTGGATGCCAGTTCTGGACTGGTCACGCGCAGCCTGCGATTTGGGGTGTATGTTCCGGAAACGGTGGAATATGCTCAGGCTGAAACCACAGATTCGTGGATGGCTGCACTTCAGGGCTGGACACGAACTCAGCTTGGACAGGAATGGTCCGTATATGGGGATGTCTGGCCTGGAGGTTATAGGTCCAAGTCTATACTATGGCGATTGACGGGATGCAGCACAACCACCGCAGGGACTTCTGCGCTGGAGATTCGCAAGCAATGGATTGGGCATGTACTGGCTGCGAATGTAGGAGATGTCCGTCAAACGGTCACAAATCTGGTTGAACAACTGGCTGTGCAGCCCCGTATTGCTTTGACGGATACAGACGGTACGCGATATGTGACGGTGGATGAAGTTTCTGCCGACTTGCAGGCAGACGCCTACTTAAACGGACAGATTCGTCTGACGTTGCAGCAGCGTATTCGCCGTCCGGGTACGGATGTGCCATTGATCCGCGAGATTCACCATAGCAAAGGGATAGAGTGAAGATAGAGTCAAAGTTAACCGAGAGGAGCTCTTGGTGGGGTTCCAGATGAGAAAGTCAATATCATAGCTGTAGCTTCAAATTTATAAGTTCGTAGGTTCAATAGGAACAAAAATTCATAGAGTCATGGGACAAAAATTCATAGGTCAAAAAGATACTACCAAAATCAGGTTCAATGAATACGGCAGTCCAACAGATGAGGTGAGATGGCCATGGCAAGCGCAGTAAAAAAAAGCAAACAGACTGCCCCGCAATATACGCGGGCCGAGCTGATGAATCATGCCGAAGCCCTCTTTGCCGTTAAGGCAGAGGTGCTGTATGGTGCGCTGTACGAAGCAGCGCAAGAAACGTTTTCCATTGAGGAAGCGAAGGAACGCATCAACCAATTTATGAAAGCGAAGGTGAAGGGATAATGGCAGGCGGAACTTGGGAGCAAACGAATCGTCCGGTACTTCCGGGCTTATATATGAATTTTCAGGCGGCAGCGTCTTCGGCTATTCAGGCTGGTAATCGCGGAACGGTTGTTGTGCCGATCAAGGCCAACTGGGGTCCGGTGGGCACTTTTGTAGAAGTCGGCAGTGAAGCTGCAATTGAGCGTATTTTCTCGGCGCATGCCCTGGATAATGGAACAGCTTATACATCCTTGAAGCTCGCCCTGCTAGGAGGACCGAAAAAGCTGCTCGCTTATCGGGTAGCCGGAGAGACGGCAAAAGCAGCGACACTTACGCTGAAAGATAGCAGTGATGCAGCCGTGCTGCAGCTGGACGCCAAGTATCCGGGTGATCGGGGTAACGGGTTCTACGTCACCATTCAACCGGGTGTAATTGATAATACGAAGCATGAAGTGCGCTTGTTTGAAGGCAATCGGATGCTGTATGCACTGCTGACTGCGGATATTTCGGCAGCGTCGCTGGCGAAAGAGATCAATGCGGATGAAAGCAACATCTGGATTAACGCGCAGGCGATTGGCGATGGTACAGGTGTCGTTGCAACCGTTGCGGGAGCGGCGTTCAAAGGTGGTGTAAGTGGCAACGATGGTTTGACCAATGCGGAGTATATTGCCGTGCAGGGCGCGCTGGAAGGTGAGCAATTTGACGTTTTGGCACTGGATCATGCGGCGGATGCACCTTTGCTGGCGAGCTTTGCAGCTTGGGTGAAACGTGTGCGCAATGAGGGTAAACCCGTGATGGCTGTATTCGGTGGTACTACGGCAGACGATACCTCTGCGACTGCAGCACAGAAGGCGGCGGCACGTTCACTCACATTGAATCATGAGGGTGTAATCAATGTTGGTACGGGTGTGCGCTTGGGAGATGCATTCTACAGCTCGGCGGAAACGTCTGCTTATGTCGCGGGTCTGATTGCCGGACAACGTCTGAATGAATCCACCACATACGCACCTTCTCCGTTCGATGACGTGACGCGTCGCTGGACTCGTGCAGAACAGGAGCAGGCGGTACAGAATGGCGTATTTATTTTCTTCCATGATGGACGTCAGGTGAAGGCGCTTCGCGGAGTGAATACACTCGTGACCCCTGCCGCAGGACAGAATAATGCCTGGAAAAAAATCCGTTCGATTCGTGTGATGGATGCGATTAATACGGATTTGCAGCGCTCTGCTGAAGATACGTATATCGGCAAAGTGAACAATACGGAAGAGGGCCGTCAGGCGTTGATCGGTGCGATGAAAGCCTATTTGGCGCTGCTCGCACAGAGCAATGTCATTGAAGCTGCGGGGTACGATGTCGTTCTTGACCCAGCGTATTATGGTGCTGCACCTATTCTCAAGCCGGAGGCGGATCAGGTATTCCTGCAATGGAATGTGAAGCTGACGGATGTCATGGAGCAGTTGTTTGGTACGTTTTACGTGCAATAAGGTTTGTGTAGAAGGAAACGGTCTTTTAAAAGAGACGCCGATTCGTTGAATGGATGGTTTATACGATATTTTATAATCTCAAGGAGGAATTGTCATGTTGGATGCGTCAAGAGTCATTCTCGGTACCCATGGTCAGCTGCATATCGATGGTGTGTGGCAGACCAATATTAATAAGCTGGAGGCCAGCGTAGAAATTGAGAAACGTGAGCTGAATCTGGTCGGCAACGACTGGAAAGTACACAAGAATGGTGCGAAAAAAGGAACAGGTACCATGACAGGTTACAAAGTCACTTCGGACATGATCCAGCGCGGCTTCACCAAATTCCAAATTATCTCGAAGGTGGACGATCCAGAATCCTACGGTCATGAGAGTGTCCTGTTGAAAGGTTGCATGGTGGACAAAATCCAGCTTGCCAACTGGACTGCGGGTGAGGAAGTACCGGAGGAAACAAGCTTTACATTTGAAGGATTTGATTTGTTGAACCCGATTGTAGCGAACTAAGGATGGAATGACTTCGAACTTCTAAAAGACCTCGTAATGAAGCTTGTCTGATCAGGCGTATGTGCAACGAGAATTACAGAAATAGGAACACAGGTAGGCCGAGAAATTCTCGGTCTCTTTGTTGTCCCTGAATATGTAGATGTGTTAACCCAATTGTGAAATGAGAAGGAGATAACGCCCGATGAGTATGAATGAAAATATGTCCGAAGAACAGATTTTGGATCAGTTGTTTGAAGCAGCAGAACGTTTGCCAGAAGAGAATGTACGCATTCAACGTTTGGATCTGTTGCTGACTCTGCGTGGATTGACTTCCTCCAAAGTGGATCAGATTCGCGAACGCTGTACCATTCGGAAAACGGTCAAAGGCCGCACCGAGGAAAAGGTGGATACCGAAACGTTTAACGCGCTGCTGATTTCCGAAGCGACGGTGAAAATGAATGTACACGGACTCGAACTGTCCGGTTGGGGAGACAACCGCATCACAGGCCGCATGAAGCTGTCCGGTGGGGAACAAGCGGTTCGCCGCATGCTGCTCGCTGGTGAACTGGATGCCGTTGGCGACAAGGTACTTGAGCTGTCCGGCTTCGGTGTGGAGATTGAAGACCTAAAAAACTAATTCACTCCGGCGGGATGACCACGTTCCTTTATCATATGTGGGTGCGTCATCATCTACGGCCCGGAGAATTCTGGTCTTTGCCACGCGGGGAGCGCTCGCTGTTGATTGCTTTCTCGGAAGAGGAAATGGCAGCGATCACCTCGCAAATGAATCGATAACTAGATTGGTCAGGGGGTGAAAGAAATGGCAGAAATGATTGTGGGCTTGTCCAAATCAAACGCGGAAATGCGAACGACCATCCGATATCTGGATCAGATACAGCGTTCTACCGAACGTCTGGGCAGAGTTCGCTATCAGAGTCTAATCAAGGTGAACAATGAGCTTAGAACGACTGGGCGTAGGTTGGAGAGTGTTTATAGTACGGCTGTGCGATTGAGTAGGTTGCGGATCACGCCGACGGTTGATTTGGCTGACCGTGCTACTCCAGCATTAAATGGTTTGTTGAAAAAAATGAAACAAATCCGATCTAAGATGTTGAATGCTACAGCTAATGTGCAGCTCAAAGTGAGTCACCAAATTTCAGGTGTGTCCGTTAATGTGAATTCACAGCCATTAATAGATGCTTTGAGTATAAATACGCAGTCAATTAATGTGCTGAGCACCAAGCTGGATTCCATCAATATTGGGGGAGCCTCAGCAACCGAAGAAAAACCTAAATCCTTTTTGCAAAAGATGAAGGGCATGTTTGATCGAGGCAAATCGATTTCTTCTGGTGTGCAGAAAGGATTCGCTGCCAGGAGTAGTGGTAAAAAGCTGTGGAGAGAAATAACCAGTCCATCCACACCAGGTAATAAATGGAAAAAAGCGGTTAGGGTTACGAAACGCGGAGCTACTTTTATGAACGATTTCTCGACCGCAGGGTCCGATTTAATCGGTGGTATAGATGGAATGTGGGGAGATGTCAAAGGGTTATTTGGTGGCAGTGGTGGTGGAGCAGGAGGTGGTGGAACCTCTGGAATAATGAGTAAACTGGGTGGCGGATTAGCTAAGGGAGCAGGCAAGCTATTTGCGCCGATTCGTATGCTTAGCAATATTAAAGATCTTGGGAGCGCTCCTCCAGAGGAACGAGTGCGTGCATTAGGTTCTGTTGCTGGTAGTGCATTAGGAACAACTCTTGGCAGCATCATTGGTAGTGTAATTCCGGTGGGTGGAACCCTGGCAGGCGGTGCAATAGGGGGGTGGCTCGGTGAGAAAGCCGGTGACTGGGTTGGCGATAAGGTAGGTGGATTTATCAATAACCATGCAGAGGGTATTTCGAAAATGGCGAATCTTGCTGTGCAGGGAACGAATATTGTTATGGAGAAATCAAAGGATATGTTCAATGGCATATCCAGTTTCTTCGGTTTTGGCTCCAAGAAAGAGGAAGAGAAGCCTGTCGTATCCGTATCCACTGTCCCCGTATCCCAGGCGGCAACGGTCGCTTCAACGTCGCAAATAGCAACAGGTCCGCAGATGCCAACTGCCTATATTCCACCGGCACTGACAATGACGGGTCCAGCAGCATATATGAACAGTAAAGTCGGCCAGTCTACATCTGCTGGTTTCATGGGAACAAGCGTGATGCAGTCCCAAGCCATGGGTCTAGGTAACGGAGCGCAACCTGCTGGAAATGCCAATGGCAAATCGTCCACGATGACGGTACAAATATCCGAAGACCAGATGAGCAGTCTGTCCGGTTACCTGAAGGATTTCAAAACCGAGACGACCAACCAGATCTCCGTCAACGTACCACAAGGTGCTGTGCAGGTGACTGTCCGGGAGAATGCTATCGACTACGATGCCATCTCACATCAGGTTGGAATGAGATTTGCAGGTGAAGTGCGCCGTGCGATGGAGAATCGCAAAACCATTATGGCCTAAGCAGAAAGGAGGCCTGTCATGACTGTTTTTAAAGATAACGTGGAAGGTGTCAAAATGGAATTTACCCTGATCGATGGGAAAACGAAGTTTCAATTCCCGGTAAAACCGGAAGAACTGACGATCTCCCGATCCAAAGGGTATGAGACGATTAATATGCTGGAGTATGGCGAGTTTGATTTTGCGCAGGGGGAGAAGGTGAAGGAAATCACCTTCTCTTCTTTTTTTCCCAAAGAATATGATGCGTCCTATTGCATGTACGAGCCTTTGCCTGATCCACGTGTTGCGATGAATATGCTGAATACGTTTCTGGTATCGAAGAAACCGCTGCGCTTTATCATTACCAATACGGGGGTAAACGTGCCGGTGTATCTGATCTCGCACAATACGACCTTTCGAGGCGGTGAGAGCGGGGATATTTACTTTGACATTACGCTGCGCACGTGGCGGGATTCCAAAGTGGAGAAGGTTGGCGGCGCAACATCTGCGAGCAAGTCAGGTTCTCGTACGGATCTGAAAACGAGCAGCAAGACCTACACCGTCAAATCTGGCGATTCCCTGTCCAAAATAGCAAAGCTTGAACTGGGCAGCAGTTCCAAATGGAACGAGATTTATAAGCTCAATGTGAAGATCATCGGCAGTGATCCGAACCGGATCAAGCCGGGACAAAAGCTGGTGATGCCATGACCTACAAGGTCATTGTCGACGACAAATATGACATTACCAAGCTGGTGGAGACGATTACGCTGAAGGACTCGCTCGACCAGATTGCCTATCAGGCCAACATCCGGCTGGCGGTGTCTGCGTCTTCGGGTCTGCCAGCGATCTCACCGGGTATGGCGGTGCGGATCAGCGGGATTCCTTTTGGCGAAAAATCAATGGTCCACTTGCTGCACCCTGCGGTCATCTGGGAAGTGGAAAGCTCAAACAGCGGCACCAAGCGACTGTCCCTGACCGTCTACGACCGGATGATTTATCTGGAAAAATCAGAGGACGAGTTCCTGCTGCCGAAAGACCAAACTGCCACGCAGCGACTCAAAACGTATGCTAAGGAATGGAAAATCCCATACGCCGCTCTACCGGATACCAAAACGAAGCTGAGCAAAGCGGTGTATCGGTCGCAGACGATTTTTTCGATGATGTTTGCCGATCTGAAGGAAACGGTGAAATCCGGTGGGGATATGTATCATCCGCGGATGACGCCCGGCGGGTTGCAGTTATTCAAGGTTGGCAGCAATGCGAAGGTGCACGAGCTGGATCGACTGATTGATCTGACCCAGATGCGTACGCTCGAAGGCGCGGTCACCAGAGTTAAAGTGATGGCGGCCTCGGAGTCCAGCAGTGGCAAAGAAGTTCCTTCCAAAGTGCTCGCGATTGAGCAGGATGGTGTAGCCGAACTGGGCACACTGCAAAAGCTGATAGAGGACGATCAGGTGAAAACAGCGACTGCGGCCAAGAAGTTGGCGAAAAGCCGTCTGACGGGTATTCAGGAGACCTTTACCGTAACCGCACCGGATGTGAATACGATTCGTGCCGGAGACGCGGTGCTGCTCAAAGGGCTGAAACTGATCGTCATGTCGGTTAGCCGTGATCTGTCCGCTGGACCTGGAACGATGACGTTGGAGCTGGGCACGGTCGAGATGGTGAAAAGGAGGGTTTACCTTGAATAAAGATGATCCGTACGGGCATTTTGCCGAGGTCATGCGGGGTGCGATGAGCACACATTCTCGTCAGGCTGTGAGCGGGCTGGGCGCGGTACTGGGCACGATGACCTCATCCGGCGTGAAGTTGGATGATTTCAAGCACGAAGTGCAGGACTATCTCGTGGCCGAGCTGCCGGGCACGCTTGGACTGCCGGAGCGCGAGGCTGCTGGCGCGATTTCCGGTATACCTGACGTGGCAAACGGCGGAACGACGGGAACGGGAAGGTTTCTTTTGCAAAAAGGGGAAGTGGAAGAAGCGGTGTGGTCTCTTGGTAAAGGATTGAAAGCTGGAGACCGTGTGCTGGCGATGCGGGTGAATGGCGGTAACGACATTGTGGTGCTGTGTAAGGTGGTGAGTGCGCATGCCTAGTTTGTTCCCGGAAACGGGTTTGGTATGGGGAGATGAGGAAGATCTGTCGGGGGAGGCTTCGGAAGAGGTACGATTTGGACGGAGCTGGCGATTCGATTACGATGCGGGGGATTTTGTGCTGACTCCAAGTGGCAAAGTTGCTGCGGCGGGTGCTCATGAAGCCTGGGTGCAATGGTGTATTAAGACCGTGAAAACGCCGCGGTACAGACATGTGATTTACTCCCGAAACTATGGATCGGAGCTGGATGAGTTGATTGGTCAGGGGGACAGCCGGGGCGTGATGGAAAGTGAGATCACCCGGATGGTGACGGAGACGTTGCTTGCTGATCCACGCACGGATTCGGTGGACCAATTTACGTTCGATTGGAATCGGGAGCAGTGCATGTTCTCGTGTCGTGTGGCGAGTGTGCAGGAAGAGATGTTTATTTTGGAAAGTGAGGTGATCTGACGGGATGGCTGAGATTCCGCGTTATTTGGAGGACCAGACGGAGGAACAGATTATGCAGCGTATGCTGGATCGTCTGCCCGCGGATCTGGATAAGTCGGAGGGTTCGTTTCTGTGGGATGCGGAGGCTCCAGTTGCCTTTATGCTGTCTGAGGCGGCATTGTGGGCGCAGGAATTACTGCGGCGCGGGTTTGCGAGTACGGCAGCGAGCAGTGATCCGAATTTTCGTTCGGAAGAGTTGGATCTGCGGGCGGGGGAGCATGGCATTACGCGGCGGGCTGCTGTAGTGGCGCAAGGTACAGTGAAGTTTGCTGGTACGCCGGGGAAAGTGGTGCCTGCGGGTACGGTTGTGGCGACTTTGGCGGATGAAATCTCCGGTGAGGCTTCGCTGGAATATGAAACGGTTGGTCGTGTGGAGTTGGATGCAGATGGACTAGGTAGTGTTGGCGTGCGGGCGCTCGTTGCCGGAAAAGAAAGCAATGTGCCTGCGGGCACCGTGACCGTGCTGTCCACACCAGTGAGTGGCGTTACCTCTGTTACTAATGTGGAGGTGATTAAAGGCGGTGCGGATGTTGAGGCAGATACGGCGCTGCTGGAACGCTTTTATGCTAAAGTCCGCAATCAGGGGACAAGCGGTAACAAATCGCAATATGTGCAATGGGCCAGTGAGGTTCCAGGTGTGGGTGCAACGCGTGTGATCCCGTTGTGGCAGGGGCCGGGCACGGTGGGATTGTATCTGCTGGATACGGACAAACGTGCCGCGGGTAGCGATCTGGTAGCGGCGGTGCAGAAATACGTAGACCCAACGCAGGATGGACAGGGTGAAGGCGTTGCCCCGGCTGGCCCGGTTGTGACGGTGATGCCGGCAGAGGAAGTGCCGATGAACATTCAGGTGAAGCTGACGCTGGCAAGCGATGCGACGTTGGCCGATGTAAGGGCGTTGATCGAACGCGGGGTGACTGCGTATCTGAAACAGTTGGCTTTTGCCGACCCACTTGTACGTTACACCCGCATTGCCGCGATTCTGCTCGACATCCCGCCAATTATCGACTATTCGGAGCTGACCGTAAACGGGGTAAGCGACCAGAATATTGAGATGACCGCGAGTCAGGTGGCGGTTCTGGGGGCGGTGGATGTGCATGAGTAGTGTTGGGCAGATGATGGATGAGGAAGTAGTTTTGGAGTGTGGAGACCAAGAAAGATTGGGAGAAGTACGCCGATCTGAGTTGAAGCTGGTGAGCGAGACGCTCCATATTGATGTGCAAGGAAGGGAGGGGACAGGGCATGAGTGCTCCTTCTACTGTAGATGTTGGACTGACGAGTGAGAAAGGGCGGGAACTGTTCTCGTATTTGCCGAGATATTACGAGACTTCGCGTGTCATGCAGGCCGATATGCAGGCCAAAGGCAGTGAAATGGATCTGCTTTACAAGGCGCTGGATGAGACGTTGGAGCAGTTCTTTGTACGCACGGCGACGTGGGGGCTGGACTTCTGGGAAGAAGAGCTTGGCATTGAGACAGATCGTCTCAAACCTGTGGAACAAAGGCGTGCCGTGGTAGAGTCGAAACTGCGCGGGGCAGGAAAGTTCTCGGGCAGGCAGGTTGCGAATGTGGCTGAGGCGTATGATGGGGGCAAGGTAGATGTGACATTTCAGCCGGAAACGTGGAGTTTTACGGTGAGCTTTGTGGATACGATGGGCAGCCCGCCCAATATCGATGATCTCAAACGTGCGATTGAAGAATTGAAACCGGCCCACATGGCCGTGGAATATAGATATCGTTATCTGGTCTGGGATGATCTGGACGACAAACAGATGACATGGGACGAACTCGATGCCGCGTCCTTGACGTGGAATGAACTGGAGGTGTGGGCGTAATGCCAAAAGAAACAGATCGACTGAAATTGCCTCTTCCCTTGGGGAACGAGAATGTGACCCGAGAGAGTATTAACAGGATTTTTGAAAAGATTGACGTAGGCGTTGCAACACGTGAATCCATCCTTATACCTGCGGAATCGGATCTTAATAGCTATATTACAGAAGGGGAATATTATTGCCCAACGAATGCCACAGTAGGAACTTTAGCTAATTCTCCAGTAGGAGTAGCCTTTCATTTGACGATAGAAAGACATGCTGGTGTGGTCCAAACTCTAACAACCTTTGAACCGAGTAACCTACAAGTTTTTCAAAGGAACTACTATGTCGGATGGGGTCCATGGATAAAGGTACCTACAAGGGATGATATTGAAGAGGTAAAGGTATACACCGATCAGAAAATCGGGGAAATCGTTATTAATGATGCATCCATAACAGATAAGGGTATCGTCCAACTGTCCAACGCAGTTGATGGCACCCGTGAAGATTTGGCTGCTACGGAGAAGGCTGTTAGGGATGCGAGGGTTGCGGCTGAGAAGAATATTAAAGACTATACAGACGTGACTCTCGATCAATCAAACCTATGGGGGACAATATAAATGGCGATAACAACTAAAAGGTTTTATAGAGGAGTTTTGGGTACGAGTCTTACCACTCTTTATGCAGTTCCAAGTGGAGCAAGATCTATTATAAAAGCTATCACGGTCTGTAATTATGGTACAACTGATCAAACATTTAGTTTAAACATAGCAGGGACTTGGATTGTATCGTCTCATTTAGTAAAGGCGCGTGACACTATTGTCATACCGTTTCTTGATCAAGTAGTTCATTCTGGTGAGGAAATAGGTGCATTTGCTTCCATTTCAAGTGCAGTGAACGTATACATTAGTGGTAAAGAGGTGGTGTAATAATGCCTACTTTGGATAAATTCACTTTAGATAATTTTGAATTAAGTGCACCGGACCTCGCCAACTATCAATTTACCAGTCCTACTATTAATGGAGGAAGTTCGGTATTTTCAGGAAATACTGCAGGCACAGTTTTTTACACTTTCGCTACATTTCCTGTAGGAACAAAATTAATATCTTTGGTGACGACTTCAACCAACGAATATGTACCGCGGATTCGAATTGGCTCTGGAAGCGGTATTGATGCCATTCTTGCCTTAAGGGATTCTAACGGTGTTTTATGGCAGGTTGGGAACAGGGTTTATGGTTCTGCAACTAACGAAGGGATTACAAATTTTCTGCATGCTCAAATTGATTTAGTTAGTGGTCAAAACGTTTGTTCTTGTGTGACATCTAACGGTATGTACTATGCAAACTCATCAGTGGCATGGACAGTAGTTCAAAATAGCAAGCCGACTGCTTTCAATGTCAACGGTCCCTTGTCGCTAGTTGTTGCTTTACGTGCTGCAGCTACATCTTCTGGTCAAGTTGACTATTTCATGCAAAATACAAGGCTCATCTCAGTCTGAATGGATAAACAGAGAACTAAATAGAAAGACAGTCTAAGTGGAGATGAGAGGGAAGTTATTCAAGTTGATGACTACCTTATACTTTAAATTCTGATCGATTCAAAGGAGGTGAAACATGACCGCAAGCCAACTTAACACTGCCATCGCTGACGCTCTGACTCAGCATTTTCCTAACCTCCCGATCCACCCAGCAACGGGCACCAGCCCCACCGCGGACACTAAAGGCATCACCTACCGCCTGCTGTCCGCTCAACTCACTCGGGAACGCAGCGATCGCTTCGTGCAATCCCATGCCTTCGAAATCCGCTGGCTAGAAGCAGAGAATATCCCGGCGACCCTGCCGGACGAGCTGTTCGAAGCACTGGAAACCATCGACGTAGAGGGCACACCCTATCGAGCAACGGAACTGCGTTGGGAGACAGATAACGACAAACCACGATTACTTGTGTACTACACCATGCGAACCGTCAAAGTGTCGGGGTCTGCCACTACCATGCAACAACTGGAACAGCGCCCTACCACACTTAAAGCTACGAATGAATAATAATCAAATGAGGGGATTTACATGAAAGGAATGGGAAGCGTGTTGGCGATGTTTACGAAGAAAGAACCGGAGAATAAGAAACCAGAAACTGAGCGGGTAACCAACCAGAAATACAACAAAGCACAGTTCGCCGAATCTCGGCAACTGAGCCGAATGGAAAAGGACATTTTGGCAGCCGTGCTGCTGGAACATGAAACATACACCATGGAAGAAGCACAGCAACACATCCAACAATTTATGAATGGGGAGGCACAATAATGGCTGGAGGAACATGGACGACTCAAAACAAGGTACGCCCCGGCGTATATATGAATTTTGCATCAGAGGGCTCCTTGCCGGGTACGGTAGGTGAGCGAGGAACAGTGGCTTTGGCACTTCCTTTGTCTTGGGGACAAGCAGGTACGATCTTGACGGTACAAGCAGGTGAGGATGTACAAGCCAAACTGGGCTATGACTGGACAGCGCCGCAATTGCTGCTTATTCGCGAGGCATTGAAACGGGCACAGACTTTGCTACTTTATCGTTTGAATGCAGGGACAAAAGCCAAGGCAACCTTGGACAAACTGACAGTGACAGCCCAACACGGCGGCGCACGCGGTAATGATCTGGCTATTGTAATCTCCACCAATATCAATGAACCGGAACAATTGGATGTCTCCACTTTGCTAGCGGGTATAGAAGTAGACAAACAAACCGCGTCTACCATCGAAGCTCTGGAATCCAACGCATACGTTACATTTACTGGTGAAGGGGCACTCACAGCTACTGCGTCACTACCACTAACAGGTGGATTGGATGATACAGCAACCAACCAGGAGCATGCCGATTTCCTGACCAAGCTAGAGGTGCTGGATTTTAACACGGTCGGTCTGATCTCAGACGATGCCACACTCAAGTCGGTCTACACAGCCTACATCAAGCGCTTGCGTGATACCGAAGGCAAGAAAGTGCAACTGGTTCTGTCCGATTATCCGGCTGCAGACCATGAAGGTATTATCAGTGTCAAAAATGGTGTTGTTCTCACAGACGGTACCGTTCTTACGCCAGAACAAACCGTAGCATGGACTGCCGGCGCAACAGCGGGAGCTAACCTGAATGAATCCCTGACGTTCCGCGCCTATGACGATGCGGTGGATGTGAATGGCAGATTGACACATAGCGAGACAGAAGCAGCATTGCGTAATGGCGAGTTTGTGTTTACGGCGAGCAGCAACCGCGCAGTGGTAGAGCAGGACGTGAATACATTCCGTTCCGTTACACCGGATAAGGCACGTCATTTTGCCAAAAACCGTGTGGTGCGTGTTCTCGATGGGATTGCTAACGATATGAAACGGATCTTCGAGTCCTATTACATCGGCAAAGTGAACAACAACGAAGATGGGCGCAGCCTGTTCCGTTCCCAATGTGTCACCTACCTGAAGCAGCTTCAGGATATCGGGGCGATTCAAAATTTTGATTCCAAAACTGATATCACAGTTGCTCCAGGCAATGAAACGGACAGTATTCTGATCGAGATTCAGGTCCAACCTGTGGATTCCGTTGAAAAAGTATATATGAAAGTGAAGGTGGTTTAAGATGGCATTTTTGAAAGCAAGCGACACAATCTCCGGCCAGGAAGGCCGCGCATACGCAACGATTAACGGACAAACTGAAGAAATGTTTTATGTGAAGACACTTGAAGCAACCGTGGAAAAGCAAAAAGCAGAGGTTAAAACCCTTGGCCGACGCGGTGTACAGCACAAAGCAACTGGTTGGTCTGGCTCGGGTTCTATGACGATCTTTTATACCACATCCCGTTTCCGCGAGCTGATGCTCCAGTACATGCAGAATGGTGTGGACACGTACTTCGACATTGAAGTGACCAACGAAGATCCTTCCTCTACGATTGGCAAACAGACCGTGACCCTCAAAGGCGTCAACCTCGACAGTGTGATCATAGCATCCCTGGATACCGAGGCGGAGGCACTGGAGGAAGAAGTGAGCTTTACGTTTGAAGATGTCGATATGCCTGTATCGTTCAATCTGCCGAAGTAATGTAGCGGGGAAAACATAATGATTTGAGATTTATTAAGAGTATAAATAAATTAGTAACGGGTTTGTAAAAGAAACCTGTTCAACTTGCCTGTGTTACGGGCTATTTGGCGTTTCAAAATTACTGCTCTTCGCCGCTTCTTGCAGCGGGGAGCCTAACTTTAGAGGAGGAACAATACATGAGTGGATTGAGTATGTTTTTTGCCCAAAATGCAGCAACAGATACAACGGAGGAGTTTATCGTATCCCCCCGATTCAAAGATGATAAAGGAGAGCCAGTAGCTTGGAAACTGCGCAGCATGACCGAGGACGAAAACCAGGAATGCCGCAAAGCGGCTACCCGCAAAATTAAGGGCAAGAACGGTGTCTATACACCCGACATCGATGCGAATGATTACATGGCCCGCCTGATGAGCGCAAGTGTAGTATTTCCCGATCTGAAAAATGCAGAACTCCAGCGTTCATATGGCGTAATGGGCGCGGAATCGCTTTTGCGGAAAATGCTGTTGCCTGGGGAATTTGCTTCGCTCGGCGATCAGGTTCAGAAGCTGAACGGCTTCAATCAGGACATGAACGAACTGGTGGATGACGTAAAAAACTAATTAAAGAGGGCGATTCCGAAGCCAATCTGGCTTATTACGCTCTCCATGAATTGAACATTTTGCCGCACGAGCTAATGGCCTTTTCCATGCGAGAACGAGCGGCGATCTATGCGATGATCTCCATCCGGGTGGAAGAAGAGAAGAAAGAACGGTCCAAGAATCGCGCCCGGAAGAAATAAAAGGAAAGGAGGGAGAAATGAATGTATGCCATGTTTGCAAGACTGTACCTTACTTCAACACGTATAGTAACGCAATTTCAACAATTACCTGCTGCTATAAGTGCCATGTTTAATTCTGCACGGTTAAATAGTATCGCAATGGCATCCAAACTGTTACAAGGGGTATCCGAGGAACAAGCCAAAGTAAACGCAGCTTTTGCAGAAGGAGCCCAGCGCGTGCGTTTCTGGATCAGCATGATGAAATCAGCAGGACAAGCGGTTTTTGTACCAGCGGCGCAGGAAGAGGATCTGAAGCATCGCTATAAGGCTGCTACGGGTGATGATGCTCAGGGAGAGACGATCTTTAATCGCTACCGTGCGGAAGCGTTCAAGAGCGGACAGAATGTTACGGATGCTTTGCAAGGTGCATTATCTCTCATCCCGTATGCGCAGAATACGGATCAGGTTGATCAGCTGAGAGACATGACTAAACGGTTAAGCATGCTTTCTCCAGACGGTAAAAGTATCTCGGATGCATCAGGGGCTTTGGTGGCCGCAATGAATGGTGATAACGGTGAACTGGCAAGCTCTTTTAATATTCCAGAAGAGATTTTGAATGGAGCAGGTCTGCAACAAAGTATTGATTCATCCAATCTGGATGATTTTATGAAAAAGCTTGATGTCATTTTACAAAAACAAGGCTATACCCAACAAGCTTTTGACACCATGCTTGACTCACCACTACAGAAGTGGAATGCACTGGTGAATCAGTTTAATGGGGTTCTCGGCCAGATTGGACAGGCAGCTCTGGTTGCGTTGACGCCTTTACTTGATCGATTAAATGAGGCTTTTGCCAATGGTGAATTCACTGGCATTATTGAATGGCTTAGCAATGCATTTACGGTTGTGGCAAACGCGCTGACGATGCTGGTAAATGGCATTCTGTATATAGCAAGTGTGATCCAACAAAACTGGGATATTATTCAGCCGATCCTTATGGCGCTTGCGCTTGTGGCTCTGGCTTTGGTCATTATCCAAGTTTACAGTCTGGTTGCAGCCTGGTTATTACTGAATTGGCCTATTCTACTCGTCATTGCTGCCATCGCAGCTGTTATCGGTATTTTAAGCATGATGGGAATATCGGGAACTGAGATTTTGGGAGCAATTATCGGTACATTTATGCTGCTTGGAGAGATGGTAAGGGTTGTGATTGCCACGATGTGGAATCGATTTGCTATATTCGCAGAGTTCATAGCTAACCTGTTTATAGATCCAATCTATGCAGGTAAAAAATTGCTTTATGATTTGGGAATGTTCGCGATGCAGATGTTTTACAATATTATTGTAGGAATTGAGGACTTTCTGGGCAAAGCGATGGGGGCAATTGGGAAGGTAGCTTCCTTTATTAATGATATCTTTGGTACAAATTTAGCTGTCATGTCCGAAGCGGATATCAACATTGCTAGTAAAAACGTCAAGGGTTGGATGGATACATTGAAATCATTTGAGCCACAGAGTGACAAAGATTTATTCCACATGAATCGAATGGACGGAGAATTCGATCCAAAGGTTTCTGACAAGGGACAAGATGTAGCAAAAAAACTATTATCAAAAATACCTTCTCTGCCTGATCCAAATTCCAAAGAAACAAAATTACCCGGAAACTTCGGCGGCTCTACTCCCAAAACACCTTCCGTACCATCGATACCAACTGCACCTGCTCCCACCGTTGTTCCCAATAGCAATATGAGTAACATCAACAAAATTAACAATATCGGACAGGTGGACAAGATCGGTGACGTGGACGGCACAGTGGATGTGACGAGCGAGGATCTGAAATTGATGCGTGAGCTTGCCGAGATGCAGGCGATCCAACGATTTGTCAGTCTGATGCCAACCGTTCAGGTCACCACAGGGGATATCAACAGCGGACATGATGTGGACAGCATTATCAGCAAAATCACCGATGGACTGAACAGTCAGATCGTCTCCAGTGCCCAGGGGGTGTATGGATAAATGGAATATTATATTCAACTTAGTTTCAATAACCGTTCTGAATACATGTTTTTCCCGGTGACACCAGAGAGCATTGAGTTTTCGGATTCGGGAGACGGTAGTACGTTTAACGTTAGCGCTTTGGGTGAAATTAACGTGATCAAGTCGCCGAAGCTGCGTGAAGTCAGTTTCAGCGGGACTTTTCCGGCAGACTACAGCCCGTATCATCTGAACTACGATGCAAGACATCCGGCAATTCAGAAGCAGTTTTACCGTGATCCCTATGAATATGTGAAAAAGATTATTCGTTGGATGCAGACGGGCAGACCCGTCAGGCTGTTCTTTTCCAGCGCAAGGTACACCATTAATATGGCGGTTTCCATTGAGAGCTTCGACTGGAAGGAGACAGCGGGCACGGTAGGGGATATCCAATATGATATCAAGCTGAAACAGTTCATTTTCTATGCTGCCAAAAAAGTGATACCACTTAAGGACAGTAAGGATACTGCTGCTTCGAAAACAAAAACCAAAGATTCCCGGCCCAATGAAAAAATCCAGCCCAAGACTGTCACTCTCAAAGCCGGAGACTCCTTGTGGTCTGTAGCCAAAGCCCATTTGGGAGATGGATCTCGCTGGAAAGAGCTGCAGAAGCTAAATGGCATCAAAGATGCACAACTGAAGAAGCTGCCGATTGGACTTGTGATCAAGCTTCCGTGAAAGGAGAGGGAATATGCAAGAGCAGATCAGGCTGGATGATAAGCTGGCAAACATGAAGGAACGGTTATTACTGGATGACAAACAGGGCAACATCTGGGACATTAGCGAAATTGCCGGTGACATTACGTACAAAACCTCCCGCATCGGCAAGCCTTCCTCTCTGGAATTCACGTTGATCAAGGGCAGTCTGTACCAGAATAAGAAATTCACATATGAGAATGGATATGTCGTGAAATATATCAGCAACGAGGTAGGCATATTTTACGGATATATCTTCTCGGTGGATAGCGGTAAGGACGAAAGTGTCAAAATTAAAGCCTACGACCAGACTCGTTATCTAACCGCGAATCAGACGTACAAGTTCGTTAACGCAACCGCTACGGATGTGATCAAACGAATTGCTACCGACTTTCAGTTGAAGGTGGGCGAGCTGATCCAGCCGAAATATGTTATTCCGCGTATGTTGTTTGATAACAAAAAGCTGATTGACATGATCTGTGAGGCGTTGGACCGAACGCTGATCTATGGCGGCAAAAACTACATCTTCTACGATGATTTCGGCAAGCTTGTGCTTCGGGATGTGGAAGAGATGCCTTACGGCTTTGTCATTGGGGATAACAGTCTGCTCACGGATTACAGCTATACAAGGTCTATTGATGAGCAGACGTATAACAAAATCAAGCTCTACCGGGATAACAAGGATACGGGAAAAAGAGAAACATTTGTTCATCAGGACTCAGGCAGCATCCGTCAATGGGGGCTGCTTTTTTTGTACCAAAAAGCGGACGATGGTCTGAACGAAGGCCAGATTGATGCCATGCTGAAGACCCTGATGACGCTCCGTAACCGCGAGACACAGACATTAAAAGTGGATGCGCTTGGCGATTTCAAGGTAAGGGCAGGCAGTTTTGTCAATATTCAGATCAACGAACTGAAGATCAATCAATATTTTCTGGTAGACGAATGTACGCATAAGGTACAAGGCGGCGTGCATACGATGTCGCTGGATTTGAAGGTGGTGTAACGATAAATGATGCTGGACGTGATTAAAAAGGCGGCGGTGGCCGCCGTAGATGCCAAGTCTCCCGTTCAGATAATGTACGGAAGCGTGACAAACACCCAGCCTCTGGAGATCACTGTTGAACAACGGCTGGCATTGGCTGAACCTTTTCTGGTACTGTCGGAATCCGTAGTGAACAAAGCTTGGACCGTGGGTGACCATGTCTTGTTGTTACGTGTTCAAGGTGGGGACAGCTTTGTCGTGCTGGATCGGCTGGTGAATCCATGATTCCACAGGGTGCGCAGATTAGTGCAGAAGATCAGGAAGAAGCTGCTGTGATTCCAAGTCTGACGTATGTATTTCAAGCTTCGGGACAACGAATTGGAAGGCTGCAACTGGATGGAAGAGATGCGGTAAAACAGGCGGTGTATAAAGCGTTGTCTACACGCCGCTACGAGCATCTAATCTATTCCTCGGATTACGGCATGGAATGGTCCTGGGAAGGAATGGCAGGGAGATCCATGGTTGAATCGGAACTGGAACGCTGGATTCGCGAAGCATTGCTTCCGGATGATCGTATATCGGATGTAACGGAGTTCGATTTTGTCCACGAGGCCGATGGGGTAAGGGTTTCTTTTACCGTGGAAACGGATTTTGGCAGCTTCAGGGAAGAGACGGAGGTGAACATCGATGTATGAAGAGCAGACGTTTGAAGTTATTTTAAACCGAATGCTGGACAGGGTACCGGATGGTGTGGATAAACGTGAAGGCAGTATTATCTATGATGCGCTTGCGCCAGCGGCAGTGGAAATGGCTCAGATGTATATCGAGCTAGATGTGAACGCCAATCTGAAGTTTGCGGATACAGCATCTGGAGAGTATCTGGATCGCGCGGTGGCTTGGTCTGGCATTAGTCGAAAAGAGGCCACGAAGGCACGTTGGGTTGGAAGTTTTCGGGGTAACGAAGGTAAGCCTGTTGAGGTTCCTTTGGATAGTCGTTTTTCCACGGGGGATCGGGTGTATGTTGTTGTGGAGCGCGTCGCGGCAGGACGATATGTGTTGGAATGTGAAGTCGCGGGAGCGGAAGGTAATGAATATACGGGGGCGCTGCTGCCCATCGATTATATTGCTGGTCTTACCACAGCCGAATTGACACAATTGTTGGTTCCTGGCGAAGACGAGGAAACGGATCAGGCCTTGTATGATCGTTATCAGGACAAAGTTTCCCGTCCGGTCACGAGTGCCAACAAATATCAGTATGAGCTATGGGCACGGGAAAACTCCGGGGTTGGTAAAGCGAAGGCTTTTCCACTGTGGGATGGTCCAGGTACAGTAAAAGTGGCACTGCTGAACAACGAAATGCACGCACCCGCTGAGGCGGTGATTGAGGCAGTGCAGAAATATATCGATCCCACGCAGGATGGGATGGGCGAAGGCGCTGCCCCAATTGGTCCCGTGGTCACGGTGGTCGGAGCAGAAGAAGTGCCCATTCATGTCGAGGTGCAGGTCACGCTTGCATCCGGCTCAACGTACGACGGTGTAAAAACGCTGATTGAAGCGGGGGTTACTGCTTATCTGAAAGAATTGGCGTTTGCCGATCCGCTTGTTCGCTGGACGCGTATTGCCAATGTCATTCTGGATATTCCGCCTGTGATTGATTACAGCGATCTGCTGGTGAATGGTGGTATGTCCAACCTGGAGATTGCACCTGGTGCAGTCGCCGTTCTCGGGACGGTGAAGGTGACATGAGCAAAGCAGAGGTATTAATGTCTCTTTTGCCACCGTTGTATGAAAATGTGATGGAGATGCAGCTTCTTACAGAGACCGAAGGTGTAGAGCTGGACAAGCTTACGGTGGGTTTGGAAAGTGTGCTGGACCAATTCTACCCGGAGTCTGCGACCTGGGCATTGGAACGTTATGAGCAGGATCTACAGATTCCGACGAATCAAGCCAAGCCGGATGATCAGCGGAGATCCGTAATCATCTCCAAAATGCGTGGTAGCGGCAAAGTCTCTGGTTCCGTGCTCAAGAACGTGGCGCAGGCCTACGAAAGTGGCGGAATTGATGTATCCGTTTCGCCAGAGGAGTACTTAATCCGAATCCGCTTCATCGACACATGGGGCTTGCCGCCCAATCTGGACGATCTGAAGGCAGCAATTGAGGATATTAAACCGGCACATATGACCGTGGAGTACCGTCTGCGGTATTTGACGATTGCGGAGGTCGAAAGCATGACGCTGGCTGACATTGAACAGACCCGGCAGGATAAATTTGCAGGAGGTGGAGCATAAATGAATGAACCAAAGACACCGAATTTGGGGCTAAATAAGATTGACCGTTCCTCACCATCGACGACCTATTTTGATCTGGATAAGTATCTGGATCAGAACTGGGAGAAGGTTGATGAGAGTGTGGGAAAAGTCGAAGAAAAGGCTGAGGACACAGAGGCACAGGTGAGTAGTATTCAAGAGCGGTTGGATACGGAGAAGCGCAAGTCCGTGACGTTGGAGCCGGGATTGCAAGTTGTTCATTCTGAACGTGCCTCGGCGTTTAAGTTGGATGGGTTGAAGGGCCGAACGCTGGTGAATTTGTTGGGGCGTGATGGCGGGTGTGAAGACTTATCCAAGATTGGTGTACATCAATCTACATTAACTTTAGACAGTGCGAACAAACTGCAGGGATCAAACGGTTTGAAAATAGCGATTAATACAGGTACATCAGGTATTGGCTTCTTTACTGTATCGCTTAAGGCAGGGAAATCGTATGTAGCAATCGCTGAAGTCAAAAATTTCGATGGGACAAGTATGTTTATTAATCTCCCCGGAGTTCGGGCAGTGGGGAATCCTGTAAAGGATAACTCTAAATTTAACGTAACCTGGACCCGTTATACGGCACCAACGGATATAAAGCTAAATATTGACGTGGGTGTTTCAGGTACAGCCGTAGGTCAGTACGGTTACGCAGATGCTGTACGTCTCTATGAAGTCAGCACTACCGATTACGCTGCGCTTGCCAGTATGACACCGGAACAAGTAGGAGCTAAATATCCATATGTCGATAGCATTCAGCCTGTTCGAAATCCGTATGTAATTCGCTACGGAGAGAATTTATTGCCGCCATTCTACGAATGGGAGCACACAGGACACAATTTTCTAGAAACGTCTACAACTACGGCTACTGGTGAGTTAGTATCTGGTTCTATTGGAACTGATGCATATGCCGTGACTTACTTAAGTGTATTAGCAAATCAAGATTACACGATTAGTAACCCGGCAGCAAGTACAGGCAAAATTCGAGTAAGTGTATATGATTCATATACAAGACTACAAGGTATGTTCATTAATCCAGGTGAGACTAAAACCATTAAAACTGTCTCAAGGGCTGTAAGAATGGGTGTAAATCTTAGCGGTGTTACGCATTATACAGAAGAGTTTGATGTGAGTAAATGGACATGGACTACGGGGAATAAAGCGAGTTTTGCATATCCAATCATGACTCTTGGTAAGGTAATGAAACCGTTAAAAACACGTGAAGATTGTATGCTCGCACTTCAAACGGATTTATACTCAGACCCGGTGACAGGTTTGAATGCTGACGAAGTGTTTGAAAAGAATGGCCAATATTACAAGCTGACCAAGTGGCGCAAGATAATTTTGGATGAAAGTCTTCGTTACCGATCGATAGCATCATCGTCTGGTTACAAGATAGTTGGTTGTACTCTATCCGAACCAGTAGCAGCTTTTAACAGCTTGGTTGTTACGAAGTACAATGGTAATGTGCTTACTAAAAACGGAAATATGTCTGAATCTGATAACGCCTACTTCAGAATTGCAGATTTATCAGACTTCAATGTATCTATTGCTAATGCAGATAGTGGATGGGGAGATTCATACACGCCCACAGCAGATGAGATTAAGGCATATTTTATGGGCTGGAAGATGTATCTTGGTAATCAAGGCGATGTAAGTAAGCCATACAATGGTGAAACAGTTGGCAAAGCTTGGTGTCCATTAGACTCGATATATATGTCAGGAAGTTCTGCGACTCACTTTACGACCACATTGCCGGTTTCTCCTACAATACGGTCAGCATATACAAGATATTCTGAATGGAAGCCATATCAACTAATATACCAACTGGGGACCCCAACTATCGAGCCGATCACGTCAGAGGGTCAATTGACTTTCAATGAGGGAGATAATCAGGTTGAAGTAGGTACAGGAATGATAATTAGAGAGAGTGCTAATCCAGTATATACTTCAGATGTGCATAAATCATATAACATTAATAACTATAATTTGTCAGCTAAATTAAATAGTAAGGTTAAAAAAATACTGTCCGTTTATAAAAATGATGTCAGAGATTACTGGGAGATCCTACGATTTAATCCGGAGTCAGAAGTTTATGGGTTAGAGTTAGCTTCCATGCCAGCCTCTCAATATGATCCATCGGCTTATTATACTGTAACATATCAGGTTCAGGAACAATTTTCACCAATATCGATTAACGGAACGATAGGAGTAAGTGAGAAATCTATTATAGAACAATTTATAAACGATTCTTCCAATATTTCAAGGCAGCTATCCGTAATGGAAAGCAAAAATAACGAAATGGAATTACAGCAGTATGCTGACAAAAACTATCTCAAAAAATCATCTAGGATTAAAGAAAATGAAGATCTAAATAACTTTGTATTTGAGGGAGAATTTTATTGTCAATTTAGTCTGAATGCTGAAACTCTAAAAAATTGCCCTGTTGGAGTGGCATTCAGTCTTAAAGTTAGTAAAAATGGAACACAAAATAAAGAGCCCACCCCAGGAGTAACACAAACTTTAATAACATTTCTTCCAGTAGGATTTACCACATGGCAGCGAAATCTTTATGACTCATGGGGCGCATGGGTACAAGTTCCATCTAGAGAAGAGTTTGAAAGTTTAAAGTCCTCTGTCAGTGATGGGAAATCGGCTATCGCTGCCGCCATTACTGCCAAGGGAGTAGCAGCATCAGGCAGCGATACACATTTAGAATTTGCGAGAAAGATCAATCAAATTAATGTCGGACCGAAATATGCAACTGGAACGATTCAATCAGCGGCTACTTCAATGTATTTTATGACATATAACGGCAGCTACGCCTTTAACTATTTATCAGTATCCAATCTTGATTTCAGGCCAAACAAAATTATTATCCGCCGAACTGTACAAGCAAGTGGTGAGGATCTGAATGTTTACGATTATTACACTCGTGCTGCAGCAGAGAATTCGACAGGTTCAAACTACAACTACTATACATTTTCGAATGGTCAGGGAAGATCAGCATACATCGTGAATGTCTATGAATATTCAGGGCTTGGAATTCCATCTTCGAATGCTTTCGTAAACAGTAGTGGCTTTCGTGTTCCTGTTCTAAATTCAAATACGTCTTATACATGGGAAGCATTCAGGATTTAGAAGTGGAAGTAAAGGACATTAGAATAAAAAATTACTAATAAAGTAAAAGATGGATTAGCTTTTTATTCAGTTGCCTGATAACAGATAAATTTACTTAGTTTATCTTTTTACATGGGGAAGTGAAGAGTTTGCAAACAAATAGTTAAGGTAATTCTTCTCCTTACCAACTAAAGCAAGTTAACAATTTTTTAGACCAAGGAGGTGAAAACATGGAACGATGGGATACCCTATGGAAATGGGGAATTGCACTCATGAGCAGCTCAGTAACTTACTTCTTCGGAGGCTGGTCAGGCGTACTCGGCGTATTGCTCGTATTCGTCATCCTCGACTACCTAACAGGTATCGCGGCGGCGGGGATGACTGGCAAGCTGGAGAGTAATGTGGGGATGTTCGGCATCGCTCGAAAGGTATTTATATTTGCAATGGTATCGGTGGCTCATCTGGTGGACGGTGTTCTGGGAGACGGACATTTGTTTAGGGATGCTGTCGCCTTTTTTTATATCGCGAATGAGTTATTGTCCATTATCGAAAACGGGGGCAGGCTGGGCGCACCAATTCCACCTGTGATCCGGCAGGCTATTGAGGTGCTCAAGGGCAAGGGAGGAACCGGGGAACTCCCACGTAACTATACTCCTGAGTCCAAAGAATCTTTTGTACACTCAGACCATAAGGACGCTGATCAACAGACCAGAGATGAAACGAAGTAA